ACGGCAACGTCGCGGAACTGAAGCCGCAGGTCGTGTACAGCTACATCAAGAACGCGCCCGCGACGAACCCGTTCCCGCACTCCGAGAGCGGCAAGCTCCTTGAGGTCGAGGACACCAATGGTGTCAGGCGCGGTGCCTTCCAGCTGGCTGAGGGCGTCGAGTGGTGGGAGAACCGTCGGAAGCGTGCGCAGGAGCGCAAGGAGAACGCGGCGGCCAAGGCCGCGAAGAAGGCGACGCCGGCGAACAAGCCCGTTGCGGGCCCGCTGGGCGAGGACGAGGAACTGGAAGAGGCCGTCGAGGCCGAGTGAGACGTCGCCGGCGGGAAGTGACTCGGACGCACCTTCCCGCCGGCTGACCAAGCCCTCGTAGCTCAATGGTAGAGCACCCTTTGAATAGTCTGGTGGCGACCCGATCGGGGAAGCAAAGGGCGATAGAGGTTCGATTCCTCCCGAGGGCACTGGTGATGGAAACGCATTAACCCTCGGACGTCTCGTAGCGGACGAAACCAGTGGATTATCACGCCCATCACCGCCTACTGACCCGGAAGTGTCTCGAGTAATTCCCTTCCTCGAGAACCCCGAGCCGGGTCTGTGGAGCGTTACCCGTAGCGTCGTCGCAGTTTGATGATGCAGGTCGGCAGCCTCAGATGTACTGTGCCCCCGTGCAGCGCATCGGTCCGCGACACCTCGAGTGCCCCCCGAGCGGACGGTTCGAGTCAGGCTAACGCACTGGAGCTCTACGACAACCAAATGTTTTCGTGCGCGAACTCGAGACCATAGGGTCAACGTAGAGCTCCGCCTACCCAGTGGGGACTGGGAGTGGAAGTTGGTGGTAACGGTTGGGCTGACCGAAAGCCATCAACACGGGGAGAAGGAAAAGCCCTGTGACCGTACGGCGTCTGGCATCGGCGTAGCGACGGTCACAGGGCCTTCTTTTTGCCTCGTGATTTCCCATTAGGGTTTCCTATATAATAGAATGAGAGGAGGTTTTCCATATGACTGATGCTATCATGCCGCAGATCTACAACCACTGCGTCACTGTCTACGAGGCAATGAAGGCCACCGCCGAGGTTATTACGGATCAGGGCACACCTCGCCGCGTCTGGCGAGGCTTCCTGACCAAGCTCATCAACGAAGACTGTGGTCTCGCTGTCCCCTACTACTCCGCTGTTCGCAACAACCTCGTTCGTATGGGTTGCATCGAACAGATCAACCGAGGTGGCGGTACGCACCCCTCGATGTGGGAGCTGATCAAGAACCCCACAGAGCAGCTGTTCCTTGAGAAGGGTAAGGTTCGTACTAACAGCAAGACGGCCGTCATGGAAGGTCAGATTAGCGATCTGACCGCACGGCTCGAGCGCGTCGAGAACATGCTCAAGAATGTCGGCGACCTCTCTGCCTAGGAGGAGCAATGAAGAGCAGCTTCTGCAACACCGGAACCTGTGTCGAGGTCGCAATCGATCCGTTGGATGATGATCTCATCACCGTCACAGACCCCGACGGCAACGAGGCTTGCTTCCACAGGGACGAGTGGGAAGCTTTCGTGAAGGGCGTCAAGAACAACGAGTTCGACATCGAGAAGCTCGAGGCGGCAGCTAATGGCTGAGTCAACGCTCGAGGAACGCAAGCGCTGCCCCAAGTGCGGCGAGCCTGGTGAACTGGAGGGCACTCGACCCTCGCAGGACGTCACCAAGAAGGTGATCACCATGTTGTGTCGTAACAGCCGGTGTGACTGGCTAGACACTGGATGGTTGATCACCGTCATGCTCGACGGAAGCCTCCCCGCCGAGGACGCGCCGGAGATCCTTCGGGCCAAGCCGAAGGCGTACCCGACTCTGGAACGGGGGGTCTTCGGTGATCAGCGCGAACAGGAGATCAAGGACTTCTACGCACAGTTCAACAAGCGTTAAGTCTAAGAGAGTCTACGAGTGTGACCCCTAGCCTTAAGGTCTTTGTATTGAGGCTAGGGGAAACGCTTGTTAGACCTAGCTTAGACTTTGTCTATTTGCTAGTCTATGAGTATCGAAAGCAGAGAGCTCTTAGATTGGGCCTAGAAGTGTACTTTGCGGTCGCTATATAATAGAAATAGGAGGTGAAAGATGGAAACCAAACTGGAGTACATGAAGCGCGTTCTTAAGGAACTCGAAGAGGAACTGACAGCGGTAACGACGAAGGCTTTGCACATCGCTGACGAACTGAACTTGCCAGATCACGACGATGATCCAGGAGCCTTTGAGGTAATCCTCAAGCTGCGTCACGAGGTTCGAATTGGCGAGGAGTACACGAAGCCGTTCGCACCACGTGCCGAGAGGACTAACGGCAGGATGAAGACCTGTTCGGAGTGCGGCAAGGTGAGCGGCGACGGCAGCAACAAGCACTACGCTACCTGCGGAGGCAGGCCTGAGCCGATATGAACATCGACGAGATGATCGCAGCCATGGAAGCCGATGAGCGACAGGACCAGCTCGCGGAGCAGACAACTGCCTCGATCAACGACTACGCTCGTGCACGAGGCTTCAGACCTCAACTCGTTCACTACCACATCAGGCAGAACCACATCAGGAAGATAAGGTGTGCCTGTGGACGAAGTGTCATCGTCATCGCAGAAGCCGACGCCGTCATGGTTAGAGGGAGGTCGGAAGCAGTACCGAAGGAGGAAAAAGTTCCAGGGAGCGACGTGGACTCCTCTGAGTCAGAGTGCTGATCCGCAGGACGGTAAGTACTGCAGAGCGTGTCACAAGTGGCATGGCTATAGCACTCTTGGCATGAAGCACGAGAAGCGCGGTGAGACCTGGGTATCACTCTGGGTCTGCAAGACAACAGGTAATGTAGTCGGCGAGCTTTGGTTAGGTGACAGTGGACGACAAGGTAGCAGAGGCGATTCAGAAGGATGTAGAACTTCTGAAGGCAGAGCAGGACAAGTGGACGACTCTCCCAACGGCAATGGAGGTTCCACCTGTACTAGTGATACTGGGTCAGATGGCACGTGATGCGGCGGTAGAGGAAGTCACAAAGCTAATAGACGCGGAACAGTTCGAAAGAGCACATGTCGAACATGCCAACTACTTCATAACTGCATTGGCCTTCGGCATGCACCTCGGTCAGCTCGGCTACACGTACAAGTCATTCACGCCCTTTCCGGGGATGACACTATCGGACGAAGACATTCGGAGGCTACTGAATGGTAACGCTAAGTGAGCAGCTCGAGCCCGGCTACGAGCTCTTTCCCTATCAGAAAGTAGCACTGGATAAGTTCGCTGCTGTCGACCACGTACTGTGTGGCGACGACATGGGTCTTGGCAAGACACTGGAAGCAATCGCCACCGATCGTGAATGGCGTATCCAGAAGGGTACGACAGGGTCGAAAACGCTCATCATTGCGCCTCTGACTGTACTGAGCAGCTGGGAAGAACACTACGCATGGGCCCTACCTGGCCTGAAGGTATACTGCATCAATCCCAAGAATCGTCCTGCCTTTGCAGAGGCATTGAATCAGGACTACCAGGTCTATCTCATTCACTGGGATGCACTCCGCCTACTGCAGAACGAGCTGGCACGAACCAAATGGTTCACGGTTATTGCTGATGAATGTCACAGGGCCAAGAACCGCAAGTCACAAACGACGCGCGCACTCAGGATGATGCGCCCGCAGAACAAATTTGCCGCCTCGGGGACACCTGCTGATTCCAAGCCCTACGACCTGTGGAGTATTTTACACTGGCTCCAGCCCCGGAAGTATACGTCGTACTGGCGGTTCTACAAGGAACACACGCTGTACGACATCGACCCTCGTGGTTACCACAAGATTACGGGTGTCAAGAACACTGACCGGCTACTCCGGGAGATCGAACCCTTCTACCTTCGTAGGCGCAAGGAAGATGTTCTCACGGACCTCCCTGACAAGTACTATAACACTATGTGGGTCGACCTCACACCTGCGCAGCGCAGAGCTTACGACCAGATGCGTAAGTCCCAACTGACCTGGGTGAACAGTAACTCAGGTGAGGAAGTTCCTCTAGCTGCACCTGAAGTTATTTCCAGACTGATCAGGCTGCAACAGTTTGCGGTAGGTTCTATCGAGCATGAGAGCTACCGGAAGAAGGAACTGAACAAGAGGTGGGATCCGAATCGCGATACTGAGCTGTACGATCCCCAGCGTGCCTTTGATCCGAAGCACAACTGGAAGTGGCGCGTTGTCAACGCAGTTCGGTACAACATCGTCGATCCCTCCGTGAAGATCAGTGCAGTGATGGACCTTCTCGAAGATAGCGACGAGCCTGTGGTCGTCTTCTCCCAGTTCAAGTCCGCCATTAACCTGCTTGCTAAGCACATGGCGAAGGAGAAGATGCCACATGGGATCATTACTGGTGACGTTCCCGAAAGAGCTCGTAGGAATCAGATCATCAACTTCCAGGCAGGACGACTCAAGTGCATGGCTGGAACGATCGCTGCGGGTGGTGTAGGCATTACACTCACTAGGGCCTCGCATGTTGTGTTCATCGATAGGTCCTGGAAGCAGGCAATCAACAGGCAAGCCGAGGACAGACTCCACAGGGTCGGGCAGAAGAACGCCGTTCAGGTGACGGATCTTATGGCTCGAAATACCGTAGACCTTGGTAGGCACCAGAAGCTCCAGGAGGAGTGGGGTTGGCTACAGCAAATCCTGGGCGACAGCGTTATGGACTACCAGAGCGCGGACTTCACCAAGGAAGAGGGTTGGATGTAATGGGTTACGCCGAACAGCGTGAGCTCAACGCATCGTTGTTGACGAACATCTACATCGGCGTGAGTGCCGTGATCAACGACCCTGTAGCGAACATGGAGAGAACGACAGAATACTACGCCAAGGCGCTTGAGTTCTGGACAGTATTGCTGAAGCTGTCGGTAGCTAACCCTTCGCATGCACTGCAAAATCTGAGTGACCAGGACAAGGAGAAGTTCAAGTCCATTAAGCACAAGCTGCTCCTGCTGCAGAACACTTACGGCCCTAAAAGTGAGTCTTGATGACCCGCTAGGTGCTCATATATAATAAAGATATGAAAACATCAAAGGATAGGCAGGTTGGATCTGGTCACCTACGTAAGACGGTGACGCCTGTGAACAGCGGACCGCGTATCAGGAAGTACTACATCTTCAACGATAAGATCGTCAACAAGGACGAGTGCATCGTACAGGGTCGTAGCTCTATCCAGAAAGGCGACTACGACCAGGTCGAGGTTCACATGCACGGTCTGGGCGACGAATGCCCTGGCATGGAACTGAAGAAGCACGACACCAAGTGTTTCCGCTTCGGAAAGGGAGTCCAGTAGTGCCTAAGGTTCGTATCCTGGCGCAGATCACGATCGACACCGACGAGGTGGGAATCGACGTCAATAGCGTAGTCGACGATCCTGCCGAGGAGGATGTCGAGGACGCCGTCTACGCCTACTTCGCGAAGCACGCTGACGAGCTTGCTGACCTGGTCAAGCAGCAGTGCGACGAGGAGAAGAACTACCAGGACACCGTCGAGGTCGAGTTCGAGGAGTGGGGCTGATATGATTGCATTGGCCATTGTACTTGCGTCGCTCATCTTCGGTACCATCCTCTACATGGAGTGGGACAACCGCGCCAACTGGCACGACGGCCGCAAGCTGAAGGACGGCAGTAGGTCGCAGTACGAGAAGCTCGCCTACAACAACCCGTTCCTGACGCCGATGCTGCAGGAAGCAGGCCTTTTGTAATGAGCATGCGCAAGAACAATTCCGAAGCCTGCAAGGCAGTTAGTGAGAACGCCGCCAAGATGCTTCGTGACCTGGCCGACATCGTCGAACGTGGCGACTACTACGACATCCAATTCAACGGTCTCGGGCAGTACTACACCCTCCTCGGTGAGCCTGTGCGCAGGCAATACAACTTCATGATAGTGACAGAGGAGGGCATCTGTGACTAGGTACATTCTGGTGTCCTTTAACAGGGACGAAGAGGGTGACGAGTTCTGTCAGAGTGTCAAGAACGGTAACTGGGATGCCGTTGCACCTGACGAGGTCATCTACTGCTGCGACTCTCTTACGAAGATGCAGGAAGAGTTGGTGAAGCGTGGCTAGGTACGTTCTGCTTGCCTTCGACGACAACGAGAAGGCCGACGAGTTCGTCGAGGCCTGTCAGGAGACGGGTATCGTC